GGCATATGCCACCTATGTAGGTTGCGCTATTGAAGTTAAACTTGATAAGTCAATCATATTGCCTTGCTTGCCAATACTTGTGGGTGATTTTGCGGCAAATCTATACCATCTATGATTTGAGTTTACATTTGAATAATATAAACTTGTAACAAAAAAAGTAATTGTTGAAGAGGTTATGCCACTAATACTTCCATCGGCATTAAAAGTAAGAACATGACTTAACCCACCACCAGTTGACCCATTGTTGTACGCAAGCCATTTATAAACCTCGTCTGTCACGTTTGAACTATCTGTGCCACCGTACAAAATTACATGAGGATCGTTGTACGCAACATCTTCATTTTGTGTAACAGAAAAACTTAAAGACGTAACATAACCTGTACCTGCTCGAAACACTGGTTGATAATAATATGGATTACTACTAGAGACAGTAACACTATAGCTATATGGGGTGGCAGTTACCGAATCACTTGCCTGCAAACCTACTCCAGAAAACGTAGCACCAGGATCATACCTCATTTTAAATGCTATGTTTCTATTGCTACTGCCTGAACTACTTCTAAAATCACTAAAACTTATAGCCCCGCTTGTGGGTACGTTACTAGTGGTCGCGTTATCTGTGACAAGACCACCACCTTTATAATATTCAGACAGGCCATCAGGCGCAGTGCCCCCAAAAACAGTTCTAATGTCAGAAAAACTTATCGCGCCAGAAGCAGGAATAGGCATAATTATATAGTTCCAAATGCAGTTACATCATCCAGAGAAACAATTTCTCCTGTAGTCTTTATTTTGGCTTTACCAGCACCACTGTAGCTAAACACCAACTCATTGCTAACCACACTTATAGTCCAGCTACCCAGTGTAAAGGTACTACCACTAATGGGTACGGTAGAAAAACTTAAAGTACCAGAACCGTCTGTCTGTAAATACTGACCATTCGTGCCGTCAGCCGTTGGGTAGTTTAGACTTGCAGCTTGCAACTTGGATATGGCAACTGTGCCTGTGCCGTTGGGTGTTATGTTAATATTAGCGTTGCTTGTAGATACAATTGAGTTGCCATTAACATCCAAATCTCCTCCAAGCTGAGGAGTCGTGTCCCCAACAACATCGGAAGGCAACACACGAACCTGTGCGCCAGAACCCGCACCATCCCCATAAATCCAAGCGGATGCTCCTGCTAAAATAGTGACGTTACCGCCAGAGCCTTGTGTAAATACAACAGACTGTGAGGTGGTGTTGTTTACAAGATACAGCTTTGATTGATCGTTAGGTGTTATGGTGACTGTATTTGTGCCTGACGGCGAACCAGACAACACTAAAACTTTGTAGTGTCCATCAGAAAGCTGACCATCTGTTGTAGTTAATGTCGTAGTCGTACCTGTTAAAGTAAGTGTGACAACGCCGTTTAACACACGGTCAATGATGTCAAAGTTTGTATTGACTGTTGTACCCCAGGCTCCAGCCTGTTCACCAGATCCTGGCTTTTCAATGCCTGAGTTTGTTGTAAACGTACTTGCCATTTATGCCACCTTATTTGTCCATGTTTCAGACGACGTGCCTGCGTTAATTTGAGTCCAAGTATCACCTGTATGAGTAATTTGAGTCCAGTTTTCGGTTGTTGCGCCTGCATCTATCTGTACCCAAAGTATATCACCATTCGTAGTTATGATAAATAGACTGTCCATTGTTTGTGAGGTAGTTAACAAAAACCCACCTAAAGTAGACATATCGAAAGAACTGTCTAACGAAACTACTGCTCGAAGTAATAAGCCACCTGTAGATGTTTGAGTGAAGTTTGCATCTAGTTCTGCAATGCCTGACGCAAGCAATTGTTGTGTTGTGGTTTGAGTAAAGTTTGCATCAACGCTAGAAACCCCTGACGCAATAAAAATCGGTGTGGACGTTTGAGTAAAGTTAGCGTCAACACTTGCAACACCGGAGGCTGTAAAGTTTGGCACGGTAGTCTGCGTAAAGTTAGCGTCAACACTTGCAACACCCACAGCTATAAGTTGTTGTGTCGTGGTTTGAGTAAAATTACTTGATAAATCTACTTCACCTATGAGAGTTCCCGCAGCGGCAGATATTTTTACAAACAGTGCCTCTAGCTCTGCGACTCCTGAAAAAGTAGCATTAGCAGAAGTTGTTTGCGTGAAATTTGCATCAACAGTTTCAGACCCAAAAAGTAAAATACCTTGGGTGGCAATAGGTGATTCTGATATTGCCTGAACGCCGAACATTGCTCCTAACCCAACGCCGTAATAGTTAAATTAGGTTGATGAAAGGTATTAGTTCCACCGCCATCAAAATAAACAGTGCTATGAAGTCTTCCTTCATTTGATGAACCATATTCCCTTGATTGAATTTTAAGAGTTTTTGCTGATGTCCATGTGGCTTGTCTACCAGTTGCGGTGTTTGCTGTGCCGCCAATAGGAATTACATACCTTAAACTTTGCATTACTTCTGGGTATTGCCCACTTATATTTAGCCTTTGATTTGTCACTTCATCTGAATCAATGTAAAACCTAAAATGAGCAATACCATTGGCATCTTTAAAAGCGAACTGACAATGAAAATCGTATATTACGCAAGTTGTTCCTGACGGTGGGGTATATGAAAGCTCAGAACCAGTTATAGTAGCGTAGCTAGTTGTTAATTCTTGTACCGCCGTAACATTTGTAGGAGTGTAAGTTCCACTAGAAACAGTGTAGTTTTGACCATCGCATATCATAGCGAGCTGTTCATTAACAATGCCACCAAGACTTCCGCCACCTATGAATGCCGCTAATTCTGCTGCTTTACTCATGCTAGGTCTCCCATTGCGGAACATATAGAGCCTTTTGAATCAAAATAGGCTTTGCCAGCACCATCGCCTGAGTATGCAGTATTAAAAGGCCAAAAAGTTGTGGTTTTTGTTTGATAAGCATAAATATCATCGTCCATTGTTACCGCAACATATGCCGTATTTGTCGCAACAGTAGGCGCACCTGTAGTACACATGTAAGTAGCACTGCTCATTGCAGAACTCCAATTTATACCACCAACCCCTGTATCTACATCTGTAAAAGAACTGGTGTTTAGTGAATCGACAATAGTATTAGTTAATTGATTCCAATAAGCATATCCTTTTGGAGTGCCGTTTGAAACCGTACTCATGGCAACAGAATTGTTACCGCTGGCATCCTTCAGGGTGTTTACTCTCAGTTCGCTTGCCATTATGCTAAGTCTCCGTTTGTCACAAGATGAACGGGGTCTTGGTCGTTATTTGCAGAACCATTATTATGAACAGAATGTATCCTGTCTACGCTTGTTGTTTGCGCTACCCCAGTAGAGCAAATATAAGAGTAAAAATTTGTTTCACTGGAACCTACGTTAGTTCCTGTAATTGGATGATTACTTGTATTTATATTATTTGTGTAAGTTATTGAATATTCTGCTGACCCGTGGTCAGTAAGAGTTGATACATTAAAACTTACATCAATAGAAACAGTGCCTGTTCCATCAAAAGAAATAAACGCTTTTGCCAATCCCTGCTGCAAGTTGGTAGTCGTGCTGTTGCCCTCGCCTGTCACAGCAATAGACCCTGCGGTGGTTACACCCGTAATTGTATCTACCTTGAGTATGCTTGCCATTATGCGAGGTCTCCGTGTACTGTAGCACACTGTTTACTTGAGTCTGTTGCGCTATGTGAACTATTGTGGCTAGTATATCTAAAACCACCTGTCTGCATGTCTGTAAGCGTAACATGGTAATCATTAGAAACGCAGGAAACAGAATAATCATCATTAGCAAATGAATTTGTAGCATTTGGAAAAAGCGCACCTGCGTTTACATCAGTCAGACTAGAAACATTAAAACTGCCTTGCGTAGATACAGAGGAAGCACTGGTTGCTTGTATCCACATTTTAGCAGCGTGTTGCTTAGTCAACCCAACAGGGCCAGTGCCAGCCTTATCAGCAATGGTATCTACATTCAGTACACTGGTCATACAATGCTCCAATACCCGTTAACAGTCACGGTAGCAGACTGTGTGATCGGCCCTGCACTCAAGCCATTCTCATCGCTGTCAATCGTGATGTCTGCGCTGATGGTCTGACCGTTCAAACGAATGATGCTGTTGTTGCCCTTGAATGGGTAGCGAGTATCCGATTCAGTTTTGGTATATGAATTAGCCACAGAAAAGGTATCATAGATAACCATCTCAACTACGTCATTGAGGCTTGCCCCTGTAACCAACACAACTGTTGTGCCTGTTGTAGCGGCATAGTCAGTCCCTGGTTTAAGCAAGACACCATTCTGATATACATCCATGTACAGGCTGTCTTGATACGTCAAAACTTTACTGTCAGCATCGCTGCCGCTAAAAGAGGTTTGCCCCGCAGTTGCCTGATATACAAAGCGATTGCGAAAACCTACTGCTGGAGATTTACCTATATATGGCATTAGTCTTCCTTATAGTTATGAGGGATTTAATATCCCATAAATTTGAGCGGTTGACCCATCCAAATTGCCACTAGCAACATAAATTCTAAAACCATTCTGTTCAGTCTCTGAGGTAAAAGCCCCAAGAGTCATTCCTGCGATATGATTTCCGCTACTGTTTTCTCCATTATACCAAATGGTCACACCTGTTCTCTTAGTGCTAATTTTTGGATTTATAAAATAAAACCAACCTGTCATATCTTCATTAGTACCCGCACCACCATGACTAACTCGTAGTGATATGGCTGAAGTAGCATTTGAATTGCCATTGTTACTAGACGCTTCATTGGTAGTACCATAACCGTAACTACTAGAGCTAACTATTGAATTAGAACTGTCAAAAAACCTCATTCTTATGTCTGCGTCAGCGGTGGGTTTAATATGATAAAAAACCAGGTACTTATCATAAGCAGAAGAAGCCCCTGTCCAATCAAGATCTGTTGTTGAACTTCCTGCTGTAACTGTAGTTATCGGGACGTGTGCAACTGTATTTGCAGCAAAACCACCAGCCCTAACCTTTGTCAACGCCATATCTACGTTTCCTTATGCGTAAGGACTATCACCAAGTACACTTGTATCCCAAGCTGCTTTCAGCTTCGCGATTGTATCTGCGTCTGTGATTGCTTGTGCGGCTGGTGCATCACGAAGAGCTTTCTTCTTATTTACAGAAGCAGTCTTTGCATCTGCATCATCAGCTTCTAATGCTTTCATGTACACTACGTCTTCTGCATCGAGCAAAGGCGCACGAACTTCACGAATTTTGTCCTTGAAGATTTCTTTTGCCTTTGTCATATCTTCAGAGATGACTTTGCCATTCAAAGTCCATGCTCCACGAAAATGACGGTCTGATGGAACGGTAACAGTTGAGGCATCAACCTGATTGCCGTCCTTATCTACAATATAAGTTGTTGCCATAGGGTTACTCCTTATGCGGCTACGATTTTATCAGTGGCTAGGTCTTCACTAATCTTCCAAGCATTACGCCACTCTCTTGTTGCTGGAAGCTGTTCTTTTTTGCATATTACCAGTTTTGGCTTATTACCGCTATCCCACTCACGCCAAACGTGCTGGGGGCAGTCCTTCATTATGAGATATTCCAAGGCTTGCTCCTCTGTCATAGCCTCAACGGGTTCTGTGTTGTGCAATAGATAGCCACGAGTATGTTTCTTAAAGTCTGGCTGGGCTTCGTCCTTGGCAAGTTCCCAGTACACCCAGACCGGGGGTAGAATACCGCCCTGCAATGCACAAGCCATCCAGTTTGGATCTGGTACGAGTATCTTAGCGCACTCGTCTATACTGTCTTCGTATACGACACGATAGTCAGATTGATATGCTTCTAAGTTTTCTTTTGCCCAGCACAGTCTGTCCCATAAGTGTGTGCCTTGAAATTTTGGTGTGTCCATTATGCTAAATCTCCCATCACAATTATAGAACAACCATTTGTAGCATCAGTTGCACTGCTATTTGTAGAAACTTGATACGTTTGCACAGTTGCTTGAGAAGTTGAGGCAGTTTCTATAGTTATTCTTCTGTTGTTAGATATAAATGCACATTGTCCAGCAGCATATAAGGCATTGCTCATGTTTGATGTAAAAAGCAAATCTGTTTCACCCGCACCCCCATCAACAATGCTGGCAATATTTAAACTATCACTTAAAGTATGTGTGCTGTCTTGAACTACTTTAGCCCAAGCCTTCGCACTACCATTGACAACAAACTGCGTGTCAACCGACCCTGCGGTGCTGTGTTCTAGTTGGTCTGCTTTTATCTTTCCTAGAGCCATTATGCGAGGTCTCCAATTACTTGAATCGAACAAAAAGCGTAACCGTACTCATCAACGCTGGACGTATTAACATATCTATATACAAACCCACACCCTGTTGTGAGCATTTCTGTGGGGTTTGAATTAGTGTGTGCGCCAGACCTACACATAACTGACCTTAAAGTTGAGTCATTATCTAAACCACCAGTAGCCATATGTGACACAGAATAACGGTCAGCACTCATGTTACTTGTGTAGGCATTATCCCATAAACCTGCGCCATCGTCCGTTGTAGAACTAATGTTAAACGAAGTAGTTGTTCCAGTGGTAGTTTGATAAGCATCAATAGTTGCGAATGCTTTTATCAATCCGTTTTGCAGATTAGTTGTCGCGCTGCCACCTTCACTTGTTACAGCAATAGAGCCAGCAGTGCTTGTACCAGTGAGCGTGTTTACAAGAATGGTACTCATGCTAGGTCTCCGAAAACAGCGATACATACATCTGAATCTACATAAGAACCAGTGTTTACTCTTAAATTACCGCAACCTGTTCTGCCACTTGTGTACGAATCTGGAACTCCGGCCCAGTTAGTAACAAAATTATTATAAGCATTGTCGTTGGAAGAACCTACAGATGAAAAGGTTGCGCCATCCATATTGCTTGTAAAATTAAAACCATACTGCCCTACAGCATCATCTAAAACTGAACTAATATTAAAACTGCCATGTTGAGTAGTCGTTGAACCACCACCGCTATCCAATGATGACCATGCCTTTGCCGCATGTTGCTTAGTCAGCGTAGCTGCACCACCAGATGTACTCTGAATTGTATCTGCTTTTAACGTACTCATAGCGTCACCAATGTACCACCAGACTCAACGGTGAGTGTCACACCGCTGGCTACTGTAAGTGGTCCTGTTACGTTAGCGTTTTCTGTTGCCAGAATAGTTGTGTTAGATGTAAGAGATTGTGCGTTGGTACGAAACATACCACCAGCTTTGAAGTTGCCCTTGTTTTCCGCAGGAGGAACAACTGTGCTTGCTTGTGGAGCAAGATAATTTACAAAAATATTGCCTGTGCCAGAAGAAGGGGCTTCGGTAAATGTAAGAGTAGTTCCGTCTGGAATTGTGTAAGCAGCTGTATCTTGTACAACACCATCAACAGACACTAATACATCTTGCACAGAAGATACTGTAGTGGTTAATGTAAACGTAGTGTCGCTGCCGTCTCCATTAAACCTTTGTACAGCTTTGATGGCCTGATAAGACCCTGGAACTTTTTGACCTATGTACGGCATTATCCATCCTTATGAGCTAATAGTGTCTACAACAGAAACCCAAACATCTGCACTGCTTGCCGTATCGCTCTGGACCTTTAATACATCATTATTTTGCATTACTATTTTGGCCCCACCGTCTAATACTTGTAATGCTGATCCAACGGGTATAGGCGCATCTTTAATGATGTAATAATCATTAGACCCATCGTTAATAAATACATCCATCAAAATTTGGGAAGTCGTTACGTTAGCGATATTAATCCCTATAAGAGCATCATCAGAGTTTGCTGTACGCATGGTCACAGCACTCGTGCCCACGTTTCGTGCAATGTTTCTTTCAAAATCCTGCGCCATAATTTACTCCTTAGAGGGCAATCGCCATAGCCACTGCAAAACCAGCCGTTGCTCCTGTAGACGGCAAATTAGTCAACTGTGATCCATCTACTGCGGGTAGCCTAGCAGAGCCGTCAAGTATAACAATCTTGTTTGCTGAAGTGCCCGTGTCTATTCTTGCAACAGGCACTGTTCCAGAAGCTATGTTACTGCCATTTAAAGCAGTTAATGCGCTTCCATTTGCTGCTACCAGATTACCACTAGCGTCTAAAAAAGACATCTTTTCTGCTGGCAATGTACAGAAAATAGTGCGAGTCCCTGAAGTCCAACTTACCGCACTGTCAGAATTACTAGACTGGAGGATTGTGGTACGAGCCAAGGTTGTACCAGATGCCGTGTAAGTCCCAACTCCTATTTCAAAGTCAGTTCCATCTGTGCAAGCATAGAAAGTGGTGTTTCCATCACCTATTTGACTGAACGCTTCGAAACCAGTAAACGCACCCGCGAGCGTATATGTACCCGTGCCTGTGGTGGTTGTAGTTTCTTTTATTCGGTCTTTTATGACCAGTGCCATTACTTTAACTCAATAGTTAGGTTATTCGTGTTTATGCGAAACACGTCACCCGTTGCGATTGTTTTTGAAGCGTCCAAAGCACCTACAAACAAGATGTTACCTGAAGAGGCTGCATCAACGATAAACGCATGAGTTATCGTGTTGCTTGTGCCTGTTGATGCAGGAAACTCAATATTAGCAGAATTTTTAATTGTTTGTGTATCTGCCGAAGATGAAGTAAGCGTCCAGTTTGACGCTGTTACTTGCTGTCTTGCGTAAGAACCAAAGGTTGCTTCTGTTAAAGAACCAGCTTCTGCATCAGAAACTGCTGTTGCCAAGCCAACATATATGCTGTCACCTGGGGTTGAGAATGAACCAGCATTGTTCTTAAAAATAAAACCTAATATTTTATTTTCAAGATATGTGGTTGCTGCGTTACTTGTTGCCATTTGTTACTCCTAAGTCCTTGGCTTTTCTGGTAAACCTCTACGATAGGCATCTGAATTTTCCCTCGCTTCCGCTAAATCCTTCAGACGCATAAGTTCTTGTGAAAACCGTTGCTCGTAAAGCCCCATCATATCAGCTTCGCCTTTCATGTAAGTATACGCTTCCACAAGTGAACCGTAAAGAAGAGCGTTAGGGGCATTATCGCTCAACCAAGTTGTCCCAGAATCTGCACCAGCGGTAATGCTGGCAGGTCTATAATAGTAGTGTAATTCAACTGTGTAATTACTGTCTGGAGTGGGGCCAACGATAAAATTATCGACATCGTATATGCCATAATATTTCGGAACACCGTTAGCACCTTTGTCTAAATGATACTGTTGAACAAAATTAACATCTTTAAATAATAGAAAATCTTGGCTGCCTGCGGTGGTGATTTGCAAAGAAAATGAAGCAAGATAATCAGTGGGACAACTTAAAAAAGGGTCGCCACTTGACAACGCAGAAGTAGCGTTTTTTCTGAACAACTCAAGATCAACAAGCGTAAAGATGCGATCTTCTGCACCACGAATAAACACAGGTAAATTCGTAACAAAGGATGTTTCAGTGTTCTCTGAAAAATCTTGTATAGCTTGTTTTAATTCTGCGTATGTAAATGACATATTACCTGCTCACTATACTATTGTTATGTTTCCAACCATAGATGAATGATTAGTGCACTGATAGACAAGCGTGGTGTCAGACGGTTCGTGCGGCACAATAAACTGAGTCAGTCCTGTTGTGCTGTTAAAGTTTTCGGTGACCCCTGTTGTAAAAGCAGAGCCGCCATCAGATGTTCGTATCTGCAAAGGATGGCTGCTAACGTGAGAAGTGTTGTCGATTAAATATGTATGTCCCTTGTAAAAGGTAAAATTGGGGTTGTTGCCAGCAGTTGCCCCTGGACCCGAAAAAGTGTAAGCAGAACCCGTAGCTGCTGTTGTTGTATACGTGGTTGTTGGGCCGCTAACTTCATCATTAAGGCGTATCCAATTCCCTCCATGAGCAAAATACAAACCACCTGTAGCGTGAACATGAGCCACCGCCCCATGATAGGTTGATGCGCTTGGTAAATCAGTTAAAGCAGCGTAATAAAAAACAATTTTGTTTGCGCCAGAACTTACATCAATCAAGCCAGAGGTGTTAATGATGTCTGTTAATGTAGTGCCAGTGCCCAGTGCATTATAAATTTCATCAAAGTTGTCATTGATTTTATCTGCACCATCACGAAGGGTATCGCCAGTGCCATCATTTGCGGCAGAACCAATTCCTATTGTTTGCTTTGCCATTTAACCCTCGTCAAAAGTTTTAGTTGTTGAATCAAGTGTGACATTTGTTGCGTCAAAGGTAGACGCAGGAGAGGGAGCAACGCTTGTGCCAGTATCAACCGTTGCAAATTCGCCTCCGCCTCGTATGCCCCCAACTGTCGCCGTCTCTCCTGTAATAGTAATGGTGTAAGTATTTTCATCGACCACTGTTATTGTGTAGCCCGAAGACAACTCAAGTGTTGTCTTCGTAAAACCATCAAACCCATTAACCTTTCTGAATCTAACTGAATCATTGGTGCTTCTTCCATGAGACGGTTCTGTCACAGTGATTACCGAAGACCCAGATGAACTACTTTGAAAACAATCCGGTCTAAGTAACTGAATTACCGCAGGCTCTGTGCGATCAACTTTTGCTAACCTTAACCCCTGGGGGTCGGCGGCATGTCTTCTAGGGTTTAGCTGCGGATGTTTTGGTTCAAATTCGTCAGGTCCTACGGCTGCTCCCGTCCATTCAATTTTCATAGATGAATATGGGTATCTAAACCCAGACCTATCTGAGATAAAATAAGCTTTTTTCCCCGTTGCAAAAGAAGGCATTAGTTTACCCTCAAGTATTGATAATTAGGGGAAATGTTGAAAGACGAGCGGTCACGGTCTTCTGCCCTAGCCCTTTCAAATTCTTCATCATAAATTGCTTTTAAAAGCTGTATTCTATCAGGAGCACGTTTTATTGCGACGTAATAAGCAAGACCTGCGGCTAAACAAGGGTAAAATCTAAACGGCAGATCAAGCGTATTGTCTAGTTGATCTGCATCATCCATTCGAACGAGAGCGTCATAGATAATTGTATCTGTTGCATTTTCAGGCGCATTGTACAAGAAAATCTTTGGCGTTACTTGTCTGTCCAAGAAAAATTGACTTGGCCTGCCTTGTTGGGTTTTATCTGGCAATACGAGATAATCTTGCCTGCTAATCCGGTTGAGCACTGTATCTGACCCGCTTCTACGACAAACTGCAGATAGAACATCTATTACATCCGCATTTAAATCATATGAGGCAGTGCCTTGAGTAAGCGTCAAAGACCGTTGCTTAATCGTCCATTGGTTCAAACCACGATTTGCCCAATCTGCTAGAAGCAGATTGAGCGATCGTTTTGCGGTGCGAGCATCGTATCCCGTCTTAAATTCGAGCCCGCACCGCTCAAAAGCTTCTTCGATATAATCATCGACTTGAAGCTCAAAGTTTTTTGAACCAGAGGTCGTCATTACTTTTTAACTCTGCCGCCCTTACGCATCATCTTTTTTGCCTTGCCGCCACCACGCATCATTGCTGGTTTAGCCTTTGCCATACCCCCACCTCTCATGAAAGCAGGCTTCTTTTTCGCTTTTGCTGCGCCACCACGCATCATCTTCTTAGCTTTTTTCACTTTTCAGTCTCCTGTAAAAGTCTTGACGTTGCTTGTACAAAAAATCTGCATCATAATATTGCTGAGCAATTTCATAATACCCCTTTACTCTAAGGGCGTCAGAGGCTTCCTGCAACTTTGAAAGTCTCTGCAAGAACACCATACCATATGGTGTTTCAACAGTCGATTCAAACTCATTATCCAATAACTCATTGCCTTCATCCTCTGGATGAAAACCCATCAAAAACATATCTTTGTTGATGAAAATACCTTGGGATATGGCGTGATTAATTTTATCAAGATATTCGTCCATTTCATCAAGAGGAAGGGGACAAAAATCAATCAGAATGACAACGTCTTTACTATCATCCCAAGTAGAAATCAGTGTATAAAGCGTCTGCCAATCTTGGTCATATTTGAAAGAAAAACCTACTTTATCTGTGGCCCAAGCTTTTTTTGCATAGGGGCAAGCAGGCATGTTGTTATAATACTCATTTGGAATTTCTAACGCATGAGCGGACCAATCTCTCATCTCAACTTTGATAGCTTCTTCGGTTGCGAAATCCATTAGAACCTCAAAATTGCACTACAGACCCACTTGTTCTTTTTCTTCTGCCATTCATCACTGCGCCGCATCCCCTAGCAACAGCCGTGCCAGCCACCTTTTTACCCCTAAAAGGCCGTTTGACGGGGCCTCCATCTGCGAGCTTTGTAACTTTTGCTCGTTTTGTATTAGATACCACTGTCTTGCCTTTTGCTCCCGCTCTCTTTTTCTTTCTTGCTGTAGACGCTCTTTCAGCTTTTGAGAGGCTTCTAGCTTTTGAAGCTGGTAGGCAGCGGTCTGGGTTTTTCTTGTCTTTGGATGTCCCACATTTACCCTTAATGCTTCCATCAGTACCAATCCGAACCCAATTTTGATTTAACCATTTTTTTAACTCTCCCATCAGGCTCTTCCTTGTTGTCTGCGTATTGCTTCTTTTCCAGCTTTGGCTATTTTAGCCTGTTCAGGTTTCCCTGCAACTTTTGCCCTTTGTTCCAAAACTGTAAGTATTTGTATCTTTCTAGCAAATGGTTTTTTTATTTTTTTAACTTTTGCCACTGTTGATCTTGCATCCGCAGGCGTAGCAAACTTTATAGATACGGTGTCTTTAGGGTTTTCATCTGTGTATAGCCGCCTACCACTTCCTTTTGGCTTTTTTCCTGTTCCAACAACAGGGTCTTTTTTCTTTGCCATTTACTTACCTTTACGTTTGCCACCCTTAGATTTTTTAGCATAATTAGGGTCTTTACAATACTTTGATGCAGCCAAGTTTGCATATGCGCTTGGGTATGTATCAAAGGTGCGCTTTGCCCAAGCCTTACCTTCAGGGCATATTTTACTCCCTTTTGATTTTTTTGAAGCTGCGCCTCCCTTTCGGAAGTAACTCAAACCTTTTGGAGTAGGATTACCTTTCATTTTTTTACGACCTTTCATCGGGGGCTTGGATATTTGGTTTGCGAGTTGTCCACGCGATATCGTCATTTACCCTCTCCTGCAGATAAAAATCCCATAATTCAGCTAAAAGCTTATGATTTTGATCAACTTTAACAGAGATAACTGCCGTTTCTGTTTTTAATTCAACAACAGAAAAAGCAATCCAACCTATGAAAGCCAAACTCGCGCCACTTATCAAAGTGCTTATGTTTAACATTTCCATCTCCGACGAGCCTGACGTAAACGACTATTTGGATTTTTTGCAGCTTTGGGAAACTTTTTCATTTGTCCAGCACTACGAGCACAAAAGGATTTGCGACGTTTTGCGTCTTTTGAGCCCTTTTTTACTTTTCCTGTGACGGCAGTTTTTAACTTGGACCCAGGGTTGGCTCTTCTGTACGCAGCCACACCTGCCTTTGTCATTCCCGCCCCAGCTTTTGTAGGGCGGAAATTCTTTTTGTTTCGCTTCGGCATCTTATCGTTACGCGAAGCCATAACTCACCTAATTAAAAAAGAAGGTTACTGCTGTAATATTGGTTAGGGTGCTGACAAAAATGTCACTTACACGAATACCCTCAGCAGGAATATTTACAGAGTGTGTATCAGAAGCATTAAAGTCTAGATCTAAGACTGTAGCACCGCCTGAAGCATCTGTAATAGTGAGTCTTGGAGTTCCAGATGTAGTTTTTAACTGTATCTGTCGAATACGAGCGGGGCCGACACCTAATGACCCGGTGCCAGTAATCCGTTTCGTCTTAACATCAGAGCCTGCCATAGCTTACTCTCCGTTCTTTTTCGTAGCCTTTTTGACGGCTTTAATAACCTTCTTTACAGACTTTTTACCACCGTTGAGCTTACCCATGATAAACTCCTTATGAAACAGCGGCAGAGAATGGAGTAGCTTCAGTGCCTGTCGCTGCGCCACGAGCTACGACTGAAAATACATTTGTCGCTACATCTTGGATCTCAATCGTGCCACCAAGGATTCCTCCGGTTGTGGTGCCGTCCAAAGTAATAGTGTCTGACGCGGCTGCTGTCTCAAAAATAGAAGCAGAGTTATCAGAATCATTAGCCACGATAGCTACACCAGCCATAGTGTCGTTGCCGTTAGCAACCTGAATAATATAATTGTTTGAGGTGATGGTAGTAGCCACAAAGAACTTGTAGATATTACCCGTACCGCTAGCAGCAGGGAGAGTAAGTGTCGCTCCGCTCGCTACGCTTAGAACCATTGTTCTTCCCGCATGAGAAGCTGCGGTCAATGTAGTATTCGCAGTAATAGATACGAGAGAATTTGCTCCTGAAATAAATCCGCCAGTAGAAGTCACTGGACCTGAAAAAGTAGTTGCAGCCATATTGATACCCCTTGCACAAGGTTTCGCTTTGTAGTCCGTGCAATGTCAGGTGGGCATGATCCTGTCTACAAAGCTAAAGTTACGCCCAAATTTAATATATAATAAAAAAGAGCGACTGTGAAGTCGCTCTTTGTGTTTCCGAAAAAACTGTTTTATGCCCCAGGTGTTGCAAATACACAACGCCAATCAGAGACCCCAAAGCTGTAACGCTCACGAGCTTTAAAACGTGTGTTCCCTGTATCAAAATCGCCTTCAAGAGCGGTTTTAATCGGTGAACGATTAAACATTTTAAATCCGTTAGGTGCATCTGTTTTGATGAAGAATGCATCTGTGTCTGTCAGGAAGTGGTTAACCACTGCCCCTTCAGGCAACATACCCATGTTCTTCATCGCATTTGCATCGTTGTCGGCTGTACCTGGACGCAGATTTGAGTTAAGCACACGCTCTGCAATAAACTGAAGTTCTTTTGGAATAATCAGTTTAGTGCCGCGTACAGCAACTTTCAGCCCACGTTCATCTGTAAAGCCTGCAATATCAATCAACATTTGCTCAAGAGAGGTCTCGTTGAGGTCAGCGGCTGTTGCCAAAATGTTTGATTGATTGCCTGACAGTGATGGGTGTGCGTTAGAACAAAGAGCTGCACCGTCACCAATTGGTGAGCCTGTGCTAAATGCGTTGTTCAAGATAGACGCAGCTTTAATTTGCTTTGTCTGAGCCATTGAACGAGCAAGAGCTTTTGTATAACGAGATGCGAGGCGGTCATACAGATTATCCTCAATAGCTTCTTCAGTGATTGAAAAAGCAAGAGCAATAGTCTCATGTGTATAACGTGCTGTGTAAGTTTCCTGTGCATCATCAAATGTGACGGCAGTGCCCTCACCTTTGACAGGTGCTGTAGAAAACCCACCAAGCATCACTTCCTCTTCAAACGCCCGATCAGAGGTTTCTTCTTCAAAAATCTCTGCATGTTCGTTTTCATAGCGGGTGTATTCCAGACCGAACAGTGCGTTCAAACCTGGCTCTAGCTCTTTAGCTAGTTGTGCGCGAGAAATAGCCATTATCTATGTCCCCCTTATATGCCAGTGCTTGCCGCTGTAGTCTGAGAATCAGAGCTAGAGCATGGAGCATTATGGTGGAAGTTAAAGCGAACTATATAGTTCACTCCTGCCGCATCAAAATCAAGATTTGCGTCATCACCTGTAAGGCCAACAACACGCATGATTAAGGTGGCTGTGGTTGCAACTGTTGAAATATCCATTTCAGCAGTAGAACGACCAGTTGCGGTTGAACCAGAAGTTCCGTTTGCCAAAGAGACATTAGCAAAGATGTTTGTCAGAGCAGTTGCACGATCAGTTGAGCTGCCGTCTGCGGCAATCATAAACAACTGATTAGGGTTGTCTGCTACAAAAGCTTTCACAGGAAAGTTTGTATCGACGCTTACATTATTGGAACCAGGCCAATAATTTTTGAAGACAGTCTTCTTAGAAGTGTCATCAACGTATTCAACGCCCATCAGGACCCCAAGAGCAGGAACAGTACCACCGTTTGCTGCACCAACAATGTCAATAACCCCCGCAGCCAGTGGAATCACTGGCGAGTTTTGGAAGATTGCATTGGTGTTGTTCGATGCGATCTCATATTGAGTCACACCAGTAGTGTTTGCACCTGCACCTGTTAAGCCAATTGGACGCAGACCAAAAGCAGTATCTTGGTTTGCCATTTTTTTTCTCCAATCAGGTCCTAATTTTTAGGACCGCCAAAGGTTACACGCGACTGACGATCGGCATTGCCGATCCTCATCGTAGAGTGAGAATTTTCTCTCATCATATCGTGGTCCACGGCATCCATCTGGTCTTTAGTCCTACCATCAAAGTAGGCTTTCCTTTCGGCTACCGTTTCTAACGGAATACGAGCGAGAACTAATCCGCCAACTCCAAACACACCAGCATATTTACCTGATTCAACGACGGGTGCCTCGAAATCCGGGTACTCATCTTGGCGGACCAGTTCGTATCCTTCGCGCAGACGAGCAGAAATGTTTTTCGTATCGTCAAATCCACGAACTTCGGCCCTGACCCAACGATGTTTGTATCCATCGGGCGCAGGTGGTGCGTCTAGCATAGACGGGGGAGCCCAAGGCTTACGCCGTGTCTCTTTCTCCCTTGTCTGACTAGCACGAGAGCTACGATCAACGCCTACGTTCTTTGTAACTTGAATTTCAGCCATCACTAGCTCCTTCCTAGTAATTCAACTTGCCTTGCATAATCCTCAAGAGAAACTCCTAATTTTTTTGCAATAGCAACTTGAGATGGGGTCAAACTGACCTTCTTGAGTCCAGATTTGTTAGCAGTCCTAGATGCAGAAGCAACCGTCTGAACGGGTCGATTACTCTGTGACTGATTTGTGTCAAACTTATGCGGAAACTCCGTTTTCATTCGTTTGTCTAATTCATTATAATACTCATCTGAGCTGGGGTCAAACCCTTCCTGCTCCACAAGCTGTCTATGAATACCAAAAGCCGCATATGTCATGGTATTGTCTGAACCAAACCATTCATTTCTGTTTGCCCATTCCTCTGCTTTTGGATCAGCAGCTCGGGGTGCAGCTTGCTGTTGTTGGGCAGGCTGCTCTTGAACGGGCTGCTCTTGGCGGCGTTTTTGTACTGCTTGAGCGTTTTCCGCTTTATCGGCAGAAACAGCAAGTTTTGCTAACTTTTCTTGCGCCTCTACTGCAGCAGCACTGTCCCCGACAGACAATGCTTGGCTCAAGTCATTTTTAACCTGCGCGATTTCTGCTTCAACTCTATTAGAAAATTCTCTAACAAACCCTTGGTCTAGATTTTGCAATCTAGCTTTTGTTTCTTCTAATTCTTTTTTCACGCCTTGAGCATACTGAAGTGCATCTTGTTCACGACGTTCAGCTTCTCTGCGAAGTTTTGTCAGACGATCAATGCGTTTTTTAGAATCTGATGCGGGCTTCTCTTGTGGTTCTTCTGCAGCCGCTTGTTCTACAACCTCAACAGCATCGTCTGAAGTTGAAGCATCTACCTCTACTTCAACGGCCTCTTCTCTTGGCTCAACTGCTAAAGCTTCTTCTGCTTGTTTGTTTTCTTGATTTTCCATGATGCTCCTCAAACGTGTAAAATGTCTTCAGGATCAGATATCTTAGCAAGAATTTCATCATCGTTAAGTATCCGAACCTCGCCACCTTCAATCTTAAAGCGAGAACCCGCATACCTTGCGAAAATAACCCAATCTCCTTTGTTGCACCAAGTGCCCAAAGGAAACTTGTTTTTATCTTCGTAAGCAAGAGGTCCCACTTTAAGGACATAACCCACCTGAGTGGATATTTCTTGATTTGCTAATATCTGGTCTGGAAGCAAAACGCCTCCTTCCGTTTTACCTTTACCCTTGTAAGGGAGAACCAGTATACGCCAGCCTGTAGGATCTGGCATTCTATCTAATAGCGATTTATCAATTTTAGAAGGGTCGAGCACACGTTCTGAGGGATGTACCCAGGGAGAAGACGGTTTGTCTTCATTTGTAGCTTTGACTGCATCAGTCATCTATTAGCTCCTGTTTCTCTAGCAGGCTCTTGAGTTCCTGTTCAACATATTGCAGGCCATCAATGTTTCCCATTAACTGCCTGTAGTGCTCCATATCTTTCACTTCATTATTGACCAAAACATCCACAATGTTTTCTTTGCGGTCTCTAATAAGTTTTAATATGAATTGTGCGAGAGTTATCTCATCCATATGAGATATTTACTATTTTTTCCTAAACTTGTCTACTCCTTTAATGCCTAAAGCTGCGGATATTGTAAGAAAAACTAGATACGTATACCACTCTGGTAATTCATTAAGACGATCAAAACCATTTTTTACAATCTGTTCCATGCCTGGAATGAAAACTAGTATTAATGGAATGAGTATAATGACCGTGACTATTTCATCCTTGATGGACGATTTTGTGGACTCAGCCATTATTAGCTCCCACTTCGAATCGTGGGTAGCTGCGGTTTTCATTATCTCAGCTTTTGCTTCCGCCTCAGTTTGTGCAAGAGTTGCTTTCGCCTTTTGCTTGGATACTTGCCCCTCAACAAATGAGCCTGCCAACGATGCGATAGGTCCAATAAGAGCTTGAAACATCTTTTACTCCTCAAGAAAATCTAGGATCTCTCCGTTCAACATCATAACTTTGTATTGTTTACAAGACCATTTCTGGTCAAAGTTTCTTGTTTGTCCCATGTTACGCTTAATCTTGCGCCGCACTGACAAGCACTCAGACAAAGATTTGTATGGCGTGTACTCCATCTTCTCGCCATTCATCACCAATAATAAAACAAACGTAAGCTCAACCATTGCCGCTTCTAATAAGTTTTTCTACATCTATCTGTAATTTTGAAACTTGCTCTTTTAAAAAATCAATGTTTACTTTATTGTTTCTCATATTTTTTAATTCTTCTTCCATGCCCTCAATCAAACCAGACATGTGCTCTACCAGCATGAATAATTCTGCCTCACCGCTCGATTGACCTAGCTCTCCTCTTGGATATTTAATTCTAAATTCAGAGTTTGCTGCTAAATCTTTTTCCATTAACTCTAATTTTGTTGAGTGTTTGTTCAAAGTTTCAACAATCCCAAAGTAAGCCCACGTTGCCAAACTAGCCGCTGCAACCATAGATATGATATTACGTAGAGGTAGAGCTACTTCTGTATTTTCATTTAACTTAGCTGGCATTTACTTCTCTGAGTTGAGCCACACCGCCAGACTGCCTGTCATGGCCCCCGTAACCACCGATATTAGCGAAGCCTGTTGAGTTGTAAGATCTGGCTGTGAAAGTGCCCACTCTATGCATCTAATGTACACCCCTGTCATGCACAACATCATGAATCGAGGTAGTATTTTGAGTTCCAAAAGCTTTCTTGCTACTTCTTCTGCGCTCATTAGTCAAACATCCCTTTAAGCCAAGCTACCCAAGCAACAAGCCCCGCCACCATTGAAGCGACTAAAAGACCTGCTGCACCTAAACCAATCGCTTCTGCAAGTTCAGCCCTTCTGCGTCTTGCCAGCTCCTCTCGCACCCTGCGTTCTTTTCTAGCATCTGCCTGAAATTTCTGCCAATCTTGCCAAAGCCCCGGTCTTCCTGTGTAAATCATTATCTGCTTTAATTGTAATTCTTTTTGGCGAATACTTTCTAGAGCCATAAACTCTTCAAGGTCAGATGAGCGAACCCCCGACTTCTTTTTCTTATTACCTTTTCGCTGCAGCTCCTCTTTGGCTATAACAAAATCTGAAATAGCTTTTCCTGCTTTGGCAATATCTCCAGTATTCTGGACAGCCTTCTTGATAATTGTAAAAGCCGCATTTGCAGCCGCCAGTTCCGCTAAAATTTTCGCCTCTTATTTTACTTGCAGCTATGATAGCTGCCGCCCTTGATTGCTGCGCCCATGCCGCGAACTTTTGAAATACCCATAGCTGTCGGTACAGACACTTCTTTTGCTTCGCCATATGGAACACGACCTTGCCCATCAATTTCTGCAAAAGGTTTAGCCTTTGGTGCCTCTGTTGGGGTATTTGTCACTATTTTCACTACACTCATTGTACGCTCCTATCTTTCATGCGTTCTCTTTCTAAAGCAGCTTGTATTCTAGCGGCTGTCTGCTCTTCTTGACTTCTAATGCGCTCATCAAACTGACGAGATTTATCCATCATTTGAGCCTGTTTAAGGTTAAGCTCTCGCTCTTCCCGTTCCTTATCATTTTGCTCTGCCAATGCGTCAAGCTGCAATTCTTGTTGCTTCAATGCCACTACAGGGTCCGGTTGAGCACTACCAGAAAGCTGGCGTCCCATGTCCTGTACGGCTTTCATGCCCTCAGCCATATATACAGCAGCTAAGGCATCTATCTGCATCTGCACCTCTGGGGGAACTTGCTGTTGCCCTTCCATGCCAGACTCGCGCATAGCTCTTTCAACCGCATCTATCTGTACATGTTGAAAGACATGTTTTTGAAGATTTACAGCGACCATCGGATTTGCAGAAACAAGTGGAGACCCTGACATAACAAGGTGAGCCATAATGTGGGCTTCATGGTTCTGCCCAGGAAACGCCTGCATTTTCTTACCATCTAGTGCTTCTTGGTTTTCTTGTGCAGGGTCCTTCGGCGTAGGCTGTTGAGCCTCTTCATTCATCAAGTACTTGTCAATGTCCCGTACACCCAACGCTTCGTACATGTCCCGATAGACCTCATACATGTTGTGTATCTGTGGGGCCTGTGACGCAAGCTGCATCTTGGTTTGAGCTAGAGCAATCCTCTGGGCTTGTGAGAAGACATTAGGGTTGGACACAGGTATGACGTCAATCCGATCGTCAAAATCCTGCGCCTTTACTGCAGAGTCTACCCCTTCGATTGAATATGGGTAAACAGGCGGCAGACTTTCTGCCATTACCCTTGAAAGCAACTTAAATTCTACCTTCATCGCGTAATGTAAGCGTTTATGAACTGCGCTCATAACACGAGAGCCCTGCTCCATCATCGCGATTGTAGTTCCCACAGCAGCCTGTTGGTTGCCATCTCCTACCTTGAGGTCTGTTATGGTCGCGAATCGCCTGCCTGCGTCAACTACGAAGCCTAAAAGGTTAAATAATGTGCCGTCAGGGCCTTTGAACGGCAAAGGCATCAAACTATCACGAATTGCACCCCCAGGAGCGTCTACGTCCCTAAATTCACCCGGCTGCAGAGGCTCATCATCGTCCCTGATCCGTAGGCCACGAGCTTTGAAGCCTGCTGGAAGGTTGGAAAGCGTCCCTGCGTCTATCAATTGCCGTAAAGCTGCAGTCGCTGTCCTTGAAAGACCGCCAATTGTATGAATTAAACCCAATCCATAGAAACCAAAGCCAGGAAGGAACTTATAATGCACAAAATACTGTATTTTCTCCATGTTTGGGTCATTTTCGCGGTAGTTTCTGCGAATTGACAGTACCTGACCGTTGTCCTGAGAGATAGTTACGATGTATGGCAGCTTAATTCCTGTCGGTTCGCCGTCTTGACCCTTGTCCTCGTACCCTTCTAGGTCCAAATCGACGTGACATTCAAGCAATGTGCAGTCATAATCCACGGATGACGGCTCAAGACCAGTAATTCTGTCAATTTCTGACTCTAAATCATCGTCCACGGCCTGTTGTGGCAGCACAGGTATGTCCCTGTAAAAGCCCCCAATCTGCTTTTTACGCAATTCGTTCAAGCTCATACGCACGACATGCGTGATATTGGGGCAAGTTTCTAAATCAGCGGTTTCATATGGCACCACCAGATGCTCTGCAGCTACAAATTTACTTACTGCCCGGTCGATGCCCTCGTCATAGTAGACTTTCTTGAACGTGCTACCCGCTAAAGGTAAGTAGAACAGCATCTGGTCAAACTCAGGGGTGTACTCCTCCATCACATTCGTGATGTAAAAGTTCATAAAGTCCTTTACACGCTGGGCTTGGTCAGACTTTGCTGCGTCTGCTGACCCGACAATAGCAGTACGCACTGGTCCGCCCGCTGGCAGCAGCTCATTGAACGCTTGAGCTTGGAACTGCACTGCCGCTTCAGCCAACAGTGGATGCGTGACGCCTGACGCACCTCTGAAAGGCTCCGATCTTTCTGAATAATTGAATCCCAATAATTCCAAACCGTTTGCATAAGCATCTTCCCAATCCTGTCTACTGGCTTTGTTTGCGTCAAAGTCTGATGTAAGCTCACTTGCAAGAGAACCCAAGACTCTGTCGTCTAAATCCTCTGCTAAATTGGCATAAAAACCACTGTCAGGCATGTCTGTAGACGGTTCAAAGTCTACAATAGCCCCGCCATCCTCCGATATTTGTATGTCAAACTCACTTTCAACAGGCATTTGAAGACTGCCAGGGGCTTCAATCTCCACCTCTGCCATCAATTCTTCTTGCTCTATCTGTGGATTTTGATTCTCTACCAGAGAAATAGGGGGTCTAACCATTTACAACCTCACAATCGCAACGCGGGCTCATACCCTTTATAAAGACAGGTGTTCCCTCGCCCATATATGCGCCTGTCACATTAAAATCCATGAACTCTATTGCCTCTGTTAAAGACATACCGTCCCGTGTCCGCAATATATCCACACATTTATCCCAATCGTAAGCAATCATCACAGGAAGTCCACACCTCTCAGCAGATCCAATAATCGCCTCATCAAACCCTTCTGCTTTTAACATGATGACTTCTTCGTCAAACTCTTCCTCTATCATATCATATCCCTCCATTATTGCATATGTTTGATAAATTGTGCGATACCAGCCTTTACAGGACCACCTTTTGCAAACTTGACCGCAGGGTTGTCACGAACCGATATGTCTTTGAAAGGGGTCGTGGGCCGCGAGGTGTATTCCCCCACCTTCTGTTTAAGGTCGTCTTTTCGCTTTTTAGAAGGACGAGCATCAATAAACGTGTCTTGAAAAGCGGCCCGCCGTTCACGGCTCATGTTCTTAACTACATTGTCAGGATGCAACAAAGCTATGTCTTCAATAGCTTTGAGAGCTCTTTTCTCTGCTTTTTGAATGTCCCTGTGCAATTGATTAAACTTTTTACCTACCTCAGAGTTATCAATCGCATGTAAATAACCCTTTGTAATCCTGTCTTGTTGCTTTGCTAAGTCCATAATCAAAGGATATATACTTCCGGGCGTTGACCTTGCCGCTTCTTCTTCAAACTTAGCGACAGTCATCTCACCGTCTCGAACTCTTTTTAACCTTCTCAATATGCCATTGACCTTCATCTGTCCTTCAGCCGTATTCAAAGCATTTCCAAGCTCGTCTGACACAACAGCAAGGTTGCCATCAGGGGTCTCATAGGTAAAAAACTTGTGCCCAGGGTCTTGCCGCAGTTTGTTTTGTATTTCTTGGTACCTGGCTTTATTCGCAGGAGACGGATTGTTTTTCATAATAGTTTCTTGAATTTCAAGATCAGTTAAAAGTTGTCGCATGTCAAAAGGCAGTTCAAATTCAATGGTATTTCCGTATTGGACTGAAAAATACTTTTCAGTGCCGTCAGGCAAGACTTCATCTAAAGCCTTCTTATAGTGTATGGTTGACGTTTTTTTGACAGCATCGTGCATGAAAGCCTCGCCTTTGCCCATATCCGCGAGTCGCGTATACTCAGAAAGGGCCTGTACAAACTCGTCTGCCACTGCCGTGCCATAAGTTTCTTCCAATTTAGTCCTGTCAAACTTTCCTACTTGGGGCCGAAGAAAGGCATCGGTGATGTTGCCTTTGCCTTTAAACTCGCCTTCGCCTCTGACCATCTGTCCAAGATAGTAAATGCTTTCATTTGCCGCCGCGTCCTTGGCTGCAGCCCCACTGGTTGACTCCAAACTCTCGTGAAGCTTTCTCATATTACCACCAAAGTCCTGTTGGAAATTGTTACCTTTAGCACCAAAAGAATCTCTAATCGCGTTTACAGCGTCTTGAATATTGTCGTATGCCCGGTCATTTAAGGTAGAAATTCGAACCAAGTTTAACAGTTCGCCATCTGTCATACTCCGAACCTTAAACAAGTCTTTAAGGCCCCGCTCCATATTACGCAGAAACCCCGTTGAAGTTCGAGTAGGGGCACTTGTAATAATGTTCTCGCCGCCAATATGCACTTCTGACTCAAAATAACGAGAATTTGGTTTTTTCAAAGCCATTTTATCCGCAGGGTAAGACGTCATTAAATACTGTGCAGGAGACAGGTTGTGAATGTCATCTACAGTAATCCCCCCTAAAAAATCAGGGTTAGGATAAGCTACTAACAAAGCGGAAGGGTCTCTGAACGCCAATCCTCGACGGCCTGGATCACCTGCAAACCTTGTGAACGACATCATAGGATCGTATGATAAAGAAAATCCTGGCCTTCTAACCTCTGCACTTGCTGCAGCAGCCCCTGTCAAAGACTCCCGCAGTACATTATCAAATCCTGCTGCTTTAACTAATTCTGTTCGTGGTATGAAAACACCAGTTTTTGATTTGTCAGGGTCTCTAAATTTTTCTGCAAGTTCCTCTAGTGTAAGACTGTTACCAATCTCCTCATTTTTTACAAAAATACTTTCTGGAAACTGTTCTAAAGAGTTTTTCTTTGTGTAGGTCACCCCGTGTGCAAGGCCCCGTATGCCCCCTGCCCCAACTTTTAGCTGGCGTAAAACCTCATCTGAAACACCGCCCGTCCTACGGCTTTCTTGTATTTGGCTTTTTTGTACACCTGCCGCTATACGAGGACCAAAAGATGCTACGCCTTGGTCAAAAAGCTCTGGGTTTTCGTCTACTGCTCTGTCTACTGCATCGAGCTCATCAAGGCTTACATCCGTATCCGCAACATTTTCTTTGCGAAGGTCTATGGGATGCAAAGATTTATGAATACCCCTCGCAAATCCTTTGTTTGTAAACCTTTGCATTACCATGTTAGCTTCAACTTCACCGTACATGGTATAATATTGTTTCAAAGCTAACTCGAAAATTTCTTCATCAAGTACAAATTCACCCTCGCTATCCTGAGTATTACGACCCGCACGTTGCATAAGGTCATCATACATTTGCATTACGGCCCCGCCTCCTGGGGCTTGCTCTATTGCCTGAATTGCATGTTGTATTTCATGCAATAAATTTTCTGTAAAATCGGCTGCGTCTACAGTGTCTCCTACGGCAATGGTTGGTTCTCCAAAAATACCTTCCTGTAGGTAAAAAGCCCCCGTCCTTACGGGTTCTCCTCCAATTATTTGTGTATCAGACTCAAGTCTCGCAATCCTTAAATCTTTAAGCTCCGGGTATTCTGCAAACAATTCTGGAAAATCAATTACTTCTGATAAAAGAGGAGACCTGCCCATATCAGGTTTCCCATCTGGAAACTTTGCAGTCATTCTATCCAATTGAACCCTGCCGTCATCCAAAGTTCTGTAGGTCATTACGTCTTTTTTAATGCCGAACAGCCCGTCTTCAGGAGAAATTCTTAAATAATCCTTTATTGCACTGCCTTGTTGACCTGGAGGAGTTTCACCGGGGGTGCTCCCATATTCTTTTCCAAATTTAAGTTTGACATTAGCCGTTGGTATCTCAAATCTAAACGCCTCCAAGTCGCTTGGGAAAACATCAGAGTCAAAATAAGACATATTCGCTCTGAAAATGTCCTCCTTGCTTCTGCCCATAGCTCGCATGGATTGAGCCAGTCTCATTCTTGTAGAGCCTGTTTTTGCTTTGACCCCGCCCATCATGCCAAGAATAGTTGATCCGTCGTCCGCGAGCCGCGCAGTAGAAACTACTGTCCCTGCCGCCATAGCCGCCGGGACTAAAGAAGGGTCATAAAAAATTTCTCTGAAATTTTCAGGTTGAAAAACATTTTCGCGCTGGTCTTCAAGCAAAAAGTCATATCCACGAGACAAACCTATTGCAGACTTAATCTGGTCCTCTGGAATTTGAGCTATGCCCTCTGTTACAGTTTTGGCTACTTCAGCGGGGTTGTCTCTAAGTGCAGAGGCAAAACTCATTATGCCTTGTACAATAGGCATATAGCTCAGCCCAAATTCAGGTTCACCGTATACCCCTTCCGTCTTAACCCTTGTCTTCTCTCCAGGGGCTCCGTCAATAACGTCAACGTATTCAGTCGTCGGCTGCTTAATGATAGGAGACCTGAAAGGCTGAAACAGATTGCTTATTTGAGATATGATACCCAAATCTTTTGACGCTCTGTTAGGAAGGCCGTACTCATACCCCTGTGGGGCAAGAGCGTCTAAAAATTTTTCGCTTGTGGATTTAGCCATAATATGCGCGGACCTGAGTATGCTTATCTTCGTCTATGTCCCAATCGTCCGTGGGCAGCGATACAAAGTTACCTTGCCGATAACGCATTAACGCTTGGGTCATGCTGTCAACAAGGTCATCATACTCCCCATTTGGAAACGCTGCAACTTCTTCAATAAGCTCATCCGCAAAGGTTTCATCAGGGGCATACACCATACCTGCTTCAAACAAAGGTGAGAC